TCGCGCCAACGTTGCATTGCGGTGCTTGCCTCAGTACCTGCCGTTGACCACGCCGACAACAATGGCGAACGTCTAGCGCGCTGCGCTGGCAGTAAACCGCCGTCAATAACTGTTGACCCAATATCCCAAATTTCGTCTGCCACGATCAGGTCGCAAGACATACCGTGACCAACGCTTGAGTTGGCTGCACGAATAAACCATTTAGACCCGTCAGGCATAGTGACCTGATTACGGCCATAAGACCGCATGAGTTTTGCACCAAACCTAAGTTCAAGAATGTCGGCAAGTTTGTCGTACAACATGACTGCCAAGTCAAGACGATGCGCGGTAGATAACACGGTTTGCGATAGCCCCCGGTGCTTAGGCATCTCAGTCAGCCACCAACCGACAAGCGCCGTCAACGCAACCGTCTTACCGTTCTGACGCGCAGTACTAACCATAGACATACGATGCAAAAAATCCCCGTCGCCGTCAAACAACAACTGACCGTCTAAAACTCTTTGCTGCCACGGCATCAACTCCATGCCAAGGTGCTGTAAAGCCCAGCCCCCCACCTCAGCCCCAAACGAACCGGCAGCGTCAGGCCACACAGTTTCCAGTCGAGGCTGATCTCGGCCAGTTACCGCCAGTTCAGGCTGGTTAGGGTCATCTGAGATAATCCTGAGTTGGGTCGGGGTGAATATTTTTTTTTCAGTAAAAAACGGTTTGTGTGTTTCGCGTATTCCGTTTTGTCTCATTGCTTCGGCTCGTATTGTTTGTCGCATTTCGTTTCGTTGTGTTACGTAGCGATGCCCGAGAATGTTATTGCACTTAAAACATATGCCACGTAAATTTTCTAACTCATGGCCGCCACCTGCATCAACGGGAATGATGTGGTCAACTTGTGTCGAGGGTTGCCGGTTGCAGACGGTGCAGGTTGGCTGTTCGCGTAATACGACTGAGCGGTTGCGCTGGTAGTCGGCGTGATCGTGCGCTCTGCTCATAATGCGCTAGCGCGCGCTGTCGCGCTTGCTCTCAGTTTGTAAACGTTAACCATGTTGTCAACCTTATGTCTGTGGTTTGTTTGTGGTATGTCAATCTATGTTGTGTGTAAGACCTAGTGCGCTAAGCCCCCCGTCGTCTGCCTTCACTCGACACCCTAACTCTTTAGCGCAATTTGCTTGACCACGTGTTACCACGCGCATCATCTACCCACGTTGCCGTGTGTTACCAACCGCCATGCAACTGGCTTAGGTCATGCCCGTTATTTAGTTGTTTGCAATACTTTGCGTATAAATGCGTTCGGCATAGTTTTTGGCTGCCCAACGCAAATGCTGTTCTACATCATCTTTGCCTAAGAAATCGGTCATTGTCTGCACCATGCTTAACGCCTGCATTATTTGTTTTAGTTGCTCAACGTCGGTCATTGTGGCTCACCTAGTTTTAGCGCGTCAATGACTCGACTGACATCACGCTTCGTTAGATCGCCTGTTGTGTTTATCTGACGGCCAAGCACGTTGCTGCAATACTCTTTAAGTTTGTCTTGGGCAATGTTCTGCCCATTAGCCAACGCACGCATCATGCCCAACTGCTTAGGCGTTGCATACTCTTGCACGGGTGCGTCAGGGAATGGCATCTCTACGTCGTGCATAGGTACGACTGGCGCTAGACGGCCTGTAGGTTGCCTTGATTGGGCTGCCTCAACCTCGTTACGGCTCGCAATACTTTTGTTAATACCAAAGCCCATGTAGCCCAGCGCTCGACCCAACGCCGATGTAAACCCAACCTCGTTTTCGCTCATCTTTGTGTACGGCGTACGACCCGGATAAATCTCGCACGCTGACGCAACTGCAGGTATCGGGTCGGCTTGATCGCGCCACACGGTCACGGTGCAACGTATAAAGCATGACTTGTCAGGCATCTCTATGATCTCGCGATGCGTTTCTTGTATGCGTAGATCAGGATATTTTTTAAGTGCCATGCCTAAACGTGTAGGTACGTCAACGTAATTGTCAAGGTTGAATCCGCTCACAACGATTGCCATATTGTTAGACGTTGCGCGTGATCGTGTTCGCCGCCACGTTCAGCAAACGTAATTTCGCCCGTGTTTTTTATAACGCCGTTACGTTGCGCTACCAGTAGTCGAGCGGTCATGCCTTTCGTAACCGGGAATGACGCGCCTAACTCGTACCAAACTTGATCGGCTGTAAAGCGTGGCAACATACGCGCCATTTTGACAATGGCCGCATCTACTTGCATTTGTTGTTGTGGTGTCCATTTAGCGTTTGCGCTGGCTTGGCTTTCCACCATTGCAACCCGCATACGGTGTCGTTCGTGTTTAGTTAGCACGGTGCGCCCACCTCTCAAGTCGGCTGACCTCTGCGTCACGTTCTTTAACGCGCTCGTCAAGATCGGTAATGATGCTTAACAAATATTTAATTTCTATGCGTGTTTGGTTTAGTACGTCAATTAGTTCTGCGTCGTCAAGTACGTTGCGGTCGTCAATCTCGTGTTGGATTGCTCGAAGCGTGCTACGCGCTGCCAATTCCCACGGCTGACGTATCGGCACTTTGTTTTGTGTGATCTGTTCCATGACGTGTTTAAGCGCTTGGAATTGTGGGTCAGTTCTTGGGTCGATGTTCTCGGTCATCTCTTGCCTTTCGTTTGTTGGTGACTGACATTATCAGGTAGGTGTACGCCGTCAAGACGGTTGCCAAAAACAGGTGTTTTAAAGTGACCATGCACGCCACCCATTCGAGTATCTAAAAATCGCTAACGCGCTACGCAAATTGTCCTCAAGGTCAAATAGGTCGTCGCAGGTGCGTAATAGGCCGTATGCCTGCAAGTAGCCGTTGGCGTAATACGACGAAGGTTTGCACCAAAAATAGTTGATCTGCATAACCCCAGCTGAGCCGCCGTTCGGGTCGGTCGGGTTAAACGCTGCAGGGTTGCACCGGCTTTCGCGGTAAGCGATTGCGATTAGTTGTGTCAGGTCTTGTTCAGCCCAGCCGACGTGTCGAGCCATGTCAAACACGGTCTGACACGCGTCAGGTTGCGTTATAGGCGTAGTTATAGGCACGGTGCTTGTAGTGCTAGGTATGTCAACTGGTCGGCCGTAGCCCTCAAATACCTCGGGTTGTCTGACTGCTAAATCGTCGGCTGTGGGTGCAGGCGGCGGTGTCAAAATAAATATTGACGTGACGCTAATAAATAGCGATATTGCAAGTTTGCTGATGAGTGTCATAGTGACCTACTTTCTCGGTAGGTGACCAGCCTAAACAGGTTTTGTTGCCTCTGTCGGTGATACCCCGAAAACGGCTTGCCAGCGCTGTTTTGCAATGATCGGGTCGTTGGCGACGTGCGGGTCAATCTCTATGTGATACCAGTCGCCCTGCTCAACACTTGGTAGCGGTTGCCATGTGCCACGATCGCATTTCCATGACCTTTGCATCGCGTAGTCAATCACAAGTTGTATGCCCAAATGGTCTGCGTTTTCTAAACACTTAACAATAAACGCTAGTGACGCTTTGCGGCCGTCTGCTTTGCCAAGTTTTTTTTGGTTTAGCCAACGGTATGACAAGTCCATTGCCAGCCCTCGAGCATGGTTGCTGATCGTGCCGGGTCTGTTGCGTACGTCGCGTACTACCCATGTGCCGTTATTCCACAAACTGCCAGCGCTATGCAAACAAGCAAGTCGCGCCCATTCTGCTGTGCCAGCCAACGCAGACTTTACGACTGGCTGTTGTGTAATTATGTAAGCGCGGTTAGGCATTGCTATTTAGTAGGTTTTTTTATGCCGTTAGACGCAACAATGCCTGACAATGTGCCAGTTAAAAACACAACAATTGTTGACATTAGATCTATAAACGCCGCGTCGTTTGGTGCTTGTTTTTCAGGTTGCGACACAAACAACAGGCCGTAGGTCATGCCTAAAACTATGGTGCTAAAAACTATTGCTAGTAGTACGCCTACGGTGACGATCATGCGTGCGTGTAGTTCGTCTGCTGTGTATCTGTGTCGAGTCATGGTGTTATGCCGCATCGGTCAGGCACGTTGCAGTTATCTAGCGTCATGTTTTTGACTCGTGCTTTGACGGTAAGTGTGTTGTCGCGTGTTGTTTCGCAAGCCGTTAACACAAGTATCAACGCAAATAGCCCGTATCGCATTGCATTACGGTTCAACTGGTTGCGGCGGCACAAATTCGCCGTACTCGCCTAGTAACGGGTCAAATGTGTATCCAATACCTGCGTAACAACCGCGAAAGTTTGCGTTGTAACTTGTTTGCGCCCAAGTGCCAGCAAATTTTAGTCCGTTAGCAATGTATGCGCGGCCTGCGCTATCGGTGTCAGGAAATGTCAATGTCGGTTCGCCACAAATATCGTTGCTAATGCTGATGACTTCGGTGACTATGTTGTTTTCTAGTTTTGCAAAATATGCCATTA